TCATCCCTGCTCAAGGAGGCCATTCGCACCAAGACCGTCCCGGTTGAAATGGCAAAGCTCGCCATTTCCCAAGTGGCGGTGCTGTGGGAGACTGATGTGGCCGACCGCGAGTACGTGGCCGACGAATGCGCCACCTTCGCCCGTCACCAGGCAGTTGCGAAAGCGATTCTTGATTCCGTCGATCTGGTGGACAAGCGTGACTTCGACAACATCGGTTTGAAGATGCGCAAGGCCCTGGACACGGGCATCAGCATCACCGGCGGGTCTTACAACTACGCCGAAATGTCGGCAGCGCGCACCAAGAGCCGGGAAGACCGACTGGCCGGCATTCGCCCACCAACGGGCATCACCACCGGCTTTGCCGTGCTGGACGACTACCTGTACCACAAGGGCTGGGGCCGCAAAGAGTTGTCCGTCCTGATGGGTGCCGCCAAGTCGGGCAAGTCAATGGGCATGATCAGCTTTGGCGTCAACGCCATTGCCAACGGCTACCGAACCCTCTACGTGACGCTGGAGGTGTCTGCCGACATCATCGCCCAGCGCCTTGATGCCAACATCGCTGCGCGGGCCATGAACGAGCTGGAGGTTCACGCCCATGACGTTCAGGACAAGGTCGATGCCTTTATGGCAAAGGCCGCGCCCTTCATCATTGAAGAGTTCCCCACGGGTACGATGCGTCCCAGCGACCTGCGCCGCCTGATCGAGAGTCACAAGTCTCGCGGCGTGGTCTTTGACCTGGTGATTGTGGACTACGCTGACCTGATGGCCCCGGAGCGCGCCACCGACAACGTCCAGGAAAACTCGAAGAGCGTCTATGTCAACCTGCGCGGCCTGGCTATGTTGGAGAACTTTGCGCTGCTGACTGCAACACAGACCAACCGGGAAGGCGCAAAGAAGGCGGTGGCTACCATGACCGACGTAGCTGAAGACTTCAACAAGATTCGGATTGCCGACATTGTGATTTCGATCAACAAGACGCCAGAAGAAGTGATCAGCAAGCAGGCCCGCCTGTTCTTTGCCGCCTCGCGTAACCAGCGTTCGGGCTTCACTGTGCGGATCGAGCAGGAAATTGACCAGGCGAAATTTATCTCAAGGGTCATAGGTGAGGACTGACATGAGCGAATACTCAGGAAACATCACAACCTNCGTCATCGCAGTGCAGCCAAAGCCAGTGGGCTTCTGGGTGCTGTATGCCGAAGCTCACCTCCAAACGTCGTTTGCGATGTACCACAAGCCTACGGATGAGCAGATCGAAAACNCCGAGCGGCTGCTTGNGTGGAAGTGGAAGGATCAGATTGCAGAGGCAACACCATGACTGCGGCCGATTACTTTTTCATCCTGTCTGCCGTATATATCTCACACGAAATGTCACGAAGAGAACGCCTGTGGTTTGGGGGCTTCTGTATTGTGGCAGGTGTCGTTTCGATCGTCATAGCCAAGTGACAGCCGAGTGTCGGGTCTGACACTTAAATCAGTCCCGGGCAATGACCCCGGGCATTTATGAAAGCAAATTATGAAACACCCCTACGCAGAAATTCTGATCGCTATTGCCGACGGCAAGGAGATTCAATGGCGCAACGGTGAAGGTACATGGGCAACGTGCGCCATTCCGTTACTGTTCGATGTCATCGAACGCGCAAGTAAGTCGCCAAGCCGCTTTCGCATCAAGCCTGCCTCGATCACCGTCAACGGCATTGAGTGTGAGGCTCCCGTCAAGAACGGAGATTGGTCTGTCACGGTTCAGCTTGGAGTTGGCGAAGGCGAAACCCGCATTGGCTTTAGCTCCTCTGCCGCCCGTGATGCGGCCTATAGCGCACTGCTTAAACCTTTTGGAGGGAAGTCATGAGTGAGCTTTTGCTGTTCGCATCCACCTTCGGGATGGTGTTCTTTCTCGGCTTCCAGTCGCTCAGTGTCAACTCGGGGCACTACTGGCTGGCCGGTCTGAACTCGCTGATCATCGGCGCCTTCAATCTGGTCTTGTACAAGACCGCGCCCAATGTCGCCGGGCACCTGGAGGTCGCTGCGTACATCACCGGCGGNCCGCTGGGCATTCTNGCTGCCATGTGGGTGCATCGCAATGTGGTTGCCCCAAGGATGCTTAGGAGCTGATATGCACGTTTACTTAATTTCCAATACGGTTAATGAAAAAATATACATTGGGCAGACGGTCCGCACCTTGCCACAGAGGTTCGCTTGTCACAAGTCGATAGCCAAGAACTCAAAATGCCCGTCGGCGGTTCATCTTGCCATGCGCAAATATGGAATATCAAACTTCTCAATTCACAGTCTTCAAACCTGTCACTCTCAGGATGAGTTGAATAAGGTTGAGATTGCGTGGATTGCAGAGTTCGATTCGGTAACGCCAAATGGATATAACCTGTTGAAAGGCGGGCGGTCAGAGGGAAAGTCCCGCACTGTCAGAACTGGATTTACTGTGTCGCGAGAAACTGCTGCAAAAATCTCAAAAACACTAACTGGTCACGGGCATTCAGGCGAAGTCAAAAAGAAAATTTCCAGTAGCCTGAAGGGTCGGGTGATTAGTGATGAAGTCAAGTTGAAAATGTCTCAGGCTCAGATTGGCCTGAAAAGAAAGCCGTTTTCAGACGAAGCTAGGGCAAGGATGTCAGCGGCAGGAAAGGACCGATGCGAGCGAGCGAGACTCGCTAAGTTGGCGGTGGAGCACCATGATGAAAAGTGAACTATTCGCTGCGCTGGATGAGATTGACATTGAGGATTACCTGGATCGTGAAGGGGTTGACTATCAGCCATCTTTCGGAACGCGCGGCCTTCAGTTAAATCTGACCGACTGCCCGGTATGCGGCGGCGGTGGGCGCAAGACATACGTCAATGCGGAGACTGGTCTCGGAAACTGCTTTCACGGTTCTTGTAACGCCAAGTTCAATCGCTTTTCACTGTTCAAGGCGATAAGTGGACTATCTGGTGCAGATTTTGCGGCGCACATTATTGGGATCGCAGAAAATTATGGGTGGATGCCCAAGAAGGAGCGCAAGGAAATCTCGCGCGGCGCGCTGGTGCTGCCAAGCAAGCTGCGCCCGATCCCCGAGGACGGCCGTCACCTGCGTTACCTGGAAGAGCGCGGTGTAACGCCCGAGTCGGCGCTGTATTTTCAGCTCACCTACTGTCACGGCGGCTGGTGGGGTTACAAGGTGGAGGGCGAAGAAAAGTGGGTCTCCTATGACAAACGGATCATCATCCCGATCGCCAATTTAGAGGGCGAGCTGGTGTCGTTCCAGGGCCGTGACATTTCCGGTGTCAAGCTGCCCAAGTACCTGTTCCCCACCGGCTTCGCGGTGGCCGGCAGCCACCTCTACAACGCGCAGAACTTCGAGGAGGGCACCCACACCCACTTGATCGTGGGCGAGGGCGCCTTTGACGCCATTGCGATTCACCAGGCGCTGCAGGGCCATACCAGTTGCAACACCATGATGGCTGTGGCCACCTTCGGGATGCACCTGTCCGACGGACCCGAGGGTCAGATCACCAAGTTCATTCGCCTCAAGGAGCGTGGTGTACGGACAGTGACGATGATGTGGGATTCCGAGAGCAGTGCCATGACAGGTGCCGTCAAGGCAGGGCTGCAGCTTGTCGGCCTGGGCCTGAAAGTGCTGATCGCTGAACTCCCGGCAGGCTGTGACCCGGCCCAGGACAAGGACAAGAACCCGGTGCCGCCGGGGGTTGTGCGCCAGGCGATTTTCAATGCCACTTTTCTGACGAGGCTGACTGCCATCAAGCTGCTGCGAAAAGCACTAAAGATCGCAGAAGTCCCGCACCATCCTTAACTGCGTTGTTACACTTTGTATAGCAACCCAAAAGGGAAATTATGAACCTTGACGTCAAAACTACCTGGCTTGAAAACGAGTCCACCAGAAGTGCCTATTACCAGGTATTCCAGATCACGCCCGGCGTCGGTCGAATCATCACCGTTACGCACTATGGGCCACTGTGCACCACAACGTCCTCGGTCAGTACATGGCATCGCCCAGTGAATAGTGGCAAGACCAAGGTCGAGCGCGGCGCGCTGCTCTCTGCCAAAGTCATAGCCAAAGTTAATCGCAGGTACAACATCATGGATACCAAGCAGGAGGTCATCATTGACGGCGACCGCTGGATGGTCGAAACCTTCGGCGCTGCACTGGCAACTGAAATCGGAATTGAAATGACATTCAGCGGGCCGAGAAGCGCCCCTGACAATACAGTTATCGAGAAAGCAATTGAGCCCGACGAACCCCGCCCCGCCATGTGGGGCGTGTGGTAACCCTTACCTTATGGAGACAGTCATGACTGAGTTAGCAATTCACACCGAGCCGCCCAGCGCATCTGCTGACGGCACCCGCAACAGCCACACCTTNTTCTGNGAGTTCACCAGCCAGAGCATGAACTACGCCGCCTGTCTGTGGCGTCAGGGCGTGCTGTCAAAGCCCGACATCAAGACGCCCGCCGACTGGTCGCCATGTCTGCAGGCTCGCAACTGCAACCGCTGCACCGCCCTTGAAATGAGCCATGAAGAGGCTGCGGCCGGCAAAGCCATCTACTTCACCGACCGCAAGATGCCACCCGCGTCCATCGTGAAGTGGGGCACCCGCAAGCCACAGACCCACTCGTCCATCACGGTGCGCAAGCCAGAAGGCCCGCCCATTCGCGTTCTCAGCAACACGACGGACGGCATTCACCCGCCGCCAATGGGCGAATACAAGCGCCGCACTGGCCCCGACTCGATGCTTGATGCAATGGGCAAAGCGGGTGACCTTGCGGCAGCGATCAGCACCGCTGACAAGACCCTTCCCAGCGCGCCGCGTGTCGCTGCTGCACCGACTGCTCCCGCTCCCGTGGCGATCCCGGGCGAGAGTCCCCTGCAGATGGCACGTCGCATCGCAGCGGCCCGATCAGCATCAATTTAACCAAGGAACCAACCATGCTCACATTTAACACCGGCAAGTCCGTCTTCGCCACCATCTCTGCCATCGCAGCCACCAGCTCCAAGCTGGAAAAAGACGCGCTGTTCAAAGAAGCGGGGCAAACCTCCACGCTGTTCATGAAGGCGGTGACCTATGCCTATGACCCGTTCCGCAATTACGGCATCTCCAACGCCCCGAGCAAGACCCCGGGCCTGGCACCGGGCGCCAACACGCTGGAAGAACCCGCGACCTGGAAGGTGCTTGACGACCTGGCCGGGCGCAACCTGACCGGCGGCAGCGCGCGCGCCAAGGTGCAGAACATGGTCGATCTGCTGGACGAGCCCAGTGCTGAAATCTTCCGTCGCATCATCAACAAGGACATGCGCGCTGGTTTCTCCGAGGGCACGGTCAACCGGGTCTTCAAGGGCACCCTTGCCGAGTTCCCCTACATGCGCTGCAGCCTGCCGGCTAAATCGAACATGCCCAAGTGGGACTGGTCGGTCGGCATCATCGTGCAGGAGAAGGCTGACGGCATGTTCGCCAATGTCAACCTCGACGCCAAGGGCTTCCTCTGGATCACCAGCCGCGCGGGCTCGCCCTTCCCGGCAGATTGCCTGGGCATTGAGAATGACATGAAGGCTGCGCTGCTGCCCGGCACCCAAACCCACGGTGAGTTCACCGTGTTCGAGGACGACGTGCTGTGCCCGCGCCAGATTGGCAACGGCATCTTGAACTCGCTGCTCAGTGGCGGTGTGCTGGAAGCGAATCAGCGCGTGGTCTTCGAGGCATGGGATCAGATTCCGCTGGAGGCCGTGGTGCCCAAGGGCAAGTATGCCAAGGGCTACAAGTTTCGCCTGGCTGCGTTGATCAAGCAGTGCCTGTGCGCCCGGGCAGTTGGCATCTCTTCCGTCAAGGTGATCCCAACCAAGGTCGTCAAGAGCAAGGCAGAGGCTTACGCCATCTACCGCGAACTGTTGGCCAAGGGCAAAGAAGGCGTGGTCTGCAAGCACCCTGACGCACCCTGGGCCGACAACACCAGTAAGGATCAGGTCAAGCTCAAGGTCGAATTCTGCGTCGAGCTCCGGGTCAAGGACTTCCTGCCAGGCACCCCGGGCACCAAGACCGAAGCCACCTTCGGGTCGCTGCTGTGTGAGAGCGAGTGTGGACGGCTCCAGGTTGGCGTCTCGGGCATCACCGACGCGCTGCGCCTGCAGATCCACAACGACCGCCCCAGCTGGCTCAGTTCGATCATCACGGTGAAGGCCAACGACATCATGGTTCCGGACGAAGAGGGCGGCGACCTGCACAGCCTGTTCTTGCCGCGCTTCATGGAGGGTCGCCGCGACAAGTCGGTGGCCGACACCCTGGAGCAGATTCGGGAACAGCGCACTGCAGCGATGGAGGTCGCATGACCATTCCCGAAATCATCGCCATTCACCCGGCGCCCTGGCGCCAGATGCTGCACAGTCAGATGGGCCAGCCCGGCGGCGTCATCAAGGTGGTCGACGCCGCCGGCAAGGAGGTCATGCTGATGACACTGCTGGACTACGTGATGCAGACGACCGCCGTGTTATTTGCCCAAGAGTCGGCAGCAAAAGCACAAGCAGTGTGACTATAATTGATAAGTCACTACTGACTACCACCTGGACCACAATGAACTTTTTGCGACACCTGTATATGAAATTCCGCCTGCTTTTTGCAGACGAGGGCACGATGATCATCGAGGCCATCACCAAACTGATGGACAGCAACCCAGAGCTCTTTGCCTTGTCGTTCGAGTATGACGCCCCCACAGGCATCGCCACTTGCATGATCCAGGCACAGGGGCAGATCAGCTTTGCCAACTCGCGCCTAATTCAGGCGCACCGGGTGCGGGTCACGCGCAGTGAAACTTTCCTCGATACGCCTCACGAGCTTGGCGTTCATCTGAACTTGCGCGATGCCTACATGCTGACGGCAGCGGTGGGTCGTTTGGTTCGCTGCGACAAGCTGCGGGTGATCTGATCATGGCAGTCGTCACACTCACAGGCCCAACCTGCGCTGGCAAGAGCGCGCTTGAGGCAGAACTGCAGCGCATTCCCGGCGTCGGTCGGGCCATCAGCCACACCACCCGCCTCCCTCGGGCAGGTGAGGTCGATGGCGTGAATTACTTCTTCATCACGGACGACAAGTACATCCGAATGAAGTGGGATGACCACTTTGTCGAAACCATTGACTTTGGCAGTGCAAGCTACGCCTTGAGCGCCAAGTCGCTCAACGATGCCGCTGCCGAGAACACGCATGTCGTCATCGTGGTTGAACCCAACGGCGCACAGCAGGTGCATGACTTCTGCGCATCCCACAACATCAAAAGCTTCGCCGTCTGGGTTGACTGTACCCTGCGAGAGCAATCCCGGCGCTGGGTGTCTCGGCTTACCGGGGACATGCTGATTGGCAAAGAGGTGGTCGCTGCGTATTCGCAGCGCCTGGAGCTGATGATGGGCGAAGAATGCGTCTGGCGCGTGAGCGCCTTCGCCAACGCAGCACTGTCGGGCCGGCAAATGTCGAAGAAGTACGATCTGCTTCTGAACTCCACCGATAAGAGGCCCGATGTGCTGGCAATGGAAGTCATGTCGATCCTTTAATTCGGACTCCGCGCACTACAATTAAACTCTCCAAGTGAGGGTTTTTTTTATGCGCCTTTGTGAGCTTCCAAGCGTTCGGTCCTGGCTGCCTGGCCACCCCACGGCAGGTGATCCCCTGTGGAATCGTGACCCGCTTGCCGTCAGTGAAATGGAGATCCAGCTTTTCTACGCCCGTGCCGGCCTCCAGGGTCTGCGCAACGAAGCCATCGACGCCATCGACACGCTCCAGGCTGCGCTCATTCTGAGTTCCATCAATGGAGAGGTTCCCGAATTACCCGCAGCCATCGTCATGCACGAACCGCCGGACCAGCCGTTCCTGGTGGACGAGCTTGTCGACGGACTCATTCGCCTGCGCCCGGCCCGGCGTCAGGCGTGTCTATTCGCGCTTGAACTTCACCGAGACCCCAAGAACGTGGCAAACATGACCTGGAAGGACGTGCGCAAGATGAATCAGCTTCCCGCGCTGGGTCGCGAGATACTGGAGGCCGCAAGTCAGACGCGCCACCTTACGCTTCCCTATGTCTTCTGGGAGTGGGCCACACCGACCATCGCGACACCACTGCTCGAACTGCAATGGAGCATCGAAAAAGCGTTTGAGTGCACCTGGCCGGTTTTGACCCAACGCTACAAGCGCATGATTGCGGTCAACCGAAGCGCCGACGCAGTCAGTTTCCTCAAGCTCACGGAGCACCGAGCCTGCTCGACACCATGAGCGTTCGCAAGGCGTTTGCGCTGCATTAGGAGCTGCAAGTCATGTTCAGCCCCAGCGCCAATACCACTTAACATAACAAACATCGTGTGAAGTGAGTTGTCCACAGAACCTGTGGACAACTCCGGTTGATGACTTTCAGATTACCCGCACCCATGCGACATGTCGGGATAACCAACCCGCACCCATGCGGCATATTCCCCGGGAATTACCCGCACCCATGCGGCACTAATAAGAGAGAATTAAGACAATAGAGACTGGGGTAACTTGAGCCAGCGTCGGTGCTTAAAAACAAGGCACCGAATACCGTTGATCAGGATCAAAGCTTGCGAAGCAAGATTTTCAGTTCGTCGTCCGAGTTCACCTGGACGGACTGCACGTTCATCGTCACGTTGCCGTGATCGCCCTGCGTGATGTTCTGCACGTNCACGGTCAGGTTGACCGTGATGGCTCGGTCACCCGGCAGGTTCCCGGTGTGTGCCAGGCGCTTGAGTTCATCGACAAAGGTTTTGTACTGGGATGCCACGTACTTGCGCTGGCCGGAGCCCCACGCTGCGCCGTCCTGGGTTACCATCTGTATCTTCTCGATGACCTCGTACATGTTGGAGCGCCCCTGCTTCTTGACCCTGAGCAGGCCCGCTTCGATCAGCTTCTTCAGCGCGCGCTCCACAGTGTCGCTGGAGACGCCGACCTGTTGGGCAAGCAAGGCAATCGAGGGCCAGGCATTGCCGGTGTTCAGGTCGGTGTGGGCCTTGATAGCAACATAGACACAGAAGGCCACCGGCCCGACCCGGGCAATTTCGCCGTCTTTGACCAGACCGCGCACCAGGTGAATCCACATGTGCTCCACGCGGAGCTCGTCCCAGAGCTGCCCCTGCTCGATCTGGCCTGCGCGAATGTCTTGAAGGTCGTCCATGTCATTATTTTGGCTCAGTTTTCACCCATTTGCTTGAGCTCCTTGTCGGCGGCGCCCTCCAGCGTGGTTAGCACCCACTCGCGCATCGACTTGTTACCCAGGCGTTTCCAGACAAAGTCAATTTTCTGAAACAGGCGCTCGGTGCAGATCAGGTGGTAAGGGTGCGGAGCCTCGACCCCAGGCTGCTCCCACGGCTTTTTCGGGGGCACGGGTACGGCTTTGCTCTTTGATGGCGCTGCAGGCGGTTCTGGTGCGACCAGAGTGGCGGCCAGGCCGGTCGGGGGCGGGTTGTTGGGCTCTTCTGTCCACTTGTCGAGCAAAAGCAGGCGCTGGGCGGCATCTTGCTGCTCGGCCAGGGTTGCCAGGGGCGGCGCCCGACGCAGCTTGGGTTTACTTTTGCTCGTCATGGTAGGGTTCTCCAAAGACTTCTTCATAAAGGGCCAGGACTTCCGCGACGGCATCTGCCTTCGCCGACCCGGTGAGTTCAGCCACGCCGCAGCCGGCCATCACCGCGCGGCGCATCGCAACGCGGTCAACCAGCTGGGTCTCCATGACCGGCATCTTGTCGTTCTCGGACAGCAGCTCGCGCGCCTCGGCGGCCTCATTGGTGCTTGAGTTGATCGCGTTCAGCACCACAAAAGTTTGGGGCAGGCGCCCTACCCTTTCCTCGACCTCGGTCATCAGCTGCGACATTTTCGCCATTGAGAACAGGTCGAGCTGGCCCGGGCGCACCGGGATGACCCACATGTCGGCCACTGCGATGCCTTGGCGCAGCTCCTGCGAATCGGTGCCTCCGGCATCGACAATTACATCGTAATTTTCCTTGAGCTGGAGCAGATCGTGCCCGATTTTGCCAAGCTTCTGGACACAAACCAGAGGCGGCTGATGCCCTACCTCTGTGCGCAGGGACGCCCACATTGCAGAGCTTGCCTGCTTGTCGGCGTCAACCAGAAGCACCGGGTGCCCGGCCTTGGCGCGCAGCACAGCCAGGTTGAACGAGAGGCTGGTCTTGCCCACACCGCCCTTCTCTGAGCCGACGAGGAAGATTCGATTCTTTGTCATAAAAACTCCAGTTGTGGTGGATGTATCAATCATATCCTATCTATGATTCATATCATAGCGCCATAAACTAGCATAGCTATGATAGATAGCGTAGATATGATAGCTAGCGTATGTATCCTATGTATCATAGCCACACAAGATTAAGCCTATATTTGATGAAATTATGCCTATATTTGGATAGCTATCATAGATAACATAAATATCCTATGTATCATAGCTATCGTATGTATCATAAATATCCTATGTATCATAGCTATCCTAACTATGATAGCGACATCAANCCAGCAATGCCGCGAACTTGGCCATGCGAACCGGAGAGGTCGTGAAGT